AGGATGCAACACGCCACCATTTGCTAGTTGGCCGGGAGTGTAGTAACGCTGCTCACCAAGGATTTGACCGTCATCTTCTTGCAATAGCTGACCGTCGTCCTCCTGCAAAAGCACAATATCGGCACCTGCCAAGGCAGTCAAAGTATGCTGATAAGTTGCGTTAGTTGTGGTCGCTAGCAGCAAGGCGCTTTCTAGGTTGTTATTGTCAAAATTCCAAGTAAACAGGCTGTCTTTGGTTGCATCAATCTGCTCAAGCTCATTGCTGCCATTGACTTGGCAGTTATCATAATTCCCCGTCCACGTACCACTGGTGCTGGCGTCAATGCTTTGCACTGCATTGCTTACCAATGGTGCGCCAATGTTGACTAGGACATAACCTGGGACATCAGTGCGCCATTGAGTTGCATCTACGGCCTTGACCATTACAACCCATTCATCGCTATCGAACAGGCTCGTCTCAAACCATTGCTGTTGCGCCGGTAAACCACCGGATGCCAGCTCGATGCCTACATCCCATGTAGCAGACGGATCGTTGTTGACCAGTGTTCCGCGCTTATAGCGGATTTCATAACCAACGATGTCAGATATAACACCTTGATCCCAACTGCCATAATCGCTTAGCGGTAATTGCCAGCTGAAACGCTTGCCGCTGCGATCGGTATTTTCGACGACACTGAAATTGCTTGGTGTAGGCGGAACAATCTCTTCTCGATCAATGTCGTGGTAAAGGTAGTCGGTAGGATTCTCACCAAAAATTGCTGATGTGAACGACACTCGCACACGCCAATCGCCTGGCGCATGGAAAGCAACTGTCTTGTAACCCGTTAGCGGAATGTCTGCATAGAAGTAGTAGCCGTCAGGTTGCGGCTCCTTCACGCCAGGAATAGCGGTTGGCACATTAACCGGCAAAAGCTCAATGCGATAACCATTGACCCGTTCCAACAGGGGGCATGTACCAGGGTCAACAATGATCAACTGCGTGCCATCAGGTTGATTCGCGTGACGTGCAACGGCATTAAATGCAGGATCACTTATGTCAGGAATAGCCTCAAACGCTGCGACGCTGACGGTTTCAAACGCGCTTTGACGACCTAAGCGATCCGTAGTAGCAACGCGAAATTCATAAGCATTGCCATAAACATGATCAGGCAGGCGCACAATTGCATTCGTTGCAAAAACCGTTTGAATGTCCTGCCAATGCGTTGCATTTACATCACGCCATTGGTAGCGATAATTTCGCACTGATAGATCGTCTGCATTGTTGAACTGCGGGGCTTTCCACGACGCATTGATCTGGGTCTGGTTATTGCTGAACATAAGCTCAGCAGTCAGATTGGTCGGCGTTTGCGGTGAACTTAAAGTGAAACGATCTTTAGGAATGGCTACCGGTAGATCGTTATCCACATAACCAAACTTCGAGTTATTGTATTGAACCGCTTCAACCTGGAAAACAAGCGGATCAACTTCGCTAATTGCAATAATCTTGTAAAGAGCCGCTTGCAAATTGCTCCACTCCAGCACCCAAAGGGCGTTTTGTTGCGTATCAACTACGCCATCGACCGTGACAGTCGTTGTGGATAAAGCTGCCGTGTAAACACCGCCACCAAGAAAATCGCCACCTTGTGTGATAAGAGTATCTGTACCATTCGGGTTTGTAACAAATCCACGGAACTCAAACTCTGTCCCATCATCCGTAAAATCTAGGATCCCATACTCGCTCAACTTGGGCGATATTGTCGTTGTGCCGTCTGGATTGGTTACTGTTTCGCCGTCTGGTATAACCAGAGTCAACGTATAAGAAATCAGCGGGTTCAATGCCAGTACGGCATCAAGCTTGATTCTGTTGCCGTCAATAGAAACAATCCGGCCACCTAGCCGCTGTCCTTGCTTTAGCGGATCTGCAATTTGAATGATCTCGCCAACGCTGGCAGCAAGACCTTCGGCACCAATGCGGAAAGTGACCTTCTCTGTCTCATAGCGATTGCTAAACAGCGTGTGTTTTGCCGCACGCAATGCTTGGCCGCGAGTGGTGACACCTACAAGACGAAGGTCAATGGGGTTATACCCAAAGCGCTCCAACAGCTCATCATCCTGCAAATACTCAGTGACACTGGAATAAACCTGACTTGGATCGTCCCAGTTAGCAAGAACAACAGACTTACGCGCAGCCTTGGCAGTGCCGGTGTAAGTAAAGCATGGTGAAGTAACAGCGCCGCTTTCATCAACTTCCTGAATAACATTGGATTCGCTGAACTGCTGAACCGGAAGTTGCAAACGATCTTGCGTTAGATGTAACTTTCCTTGGCTGTAATAGATTAGACCACGGAAGCACGATGCAAGTGCATTGAGGACTTCATAGACGCCACCTGGATTCTGCAAATAAACATTGCAAGTGAAACGTGGTTCTACTGAGCCATTGCCATCAGGCACCAGCTCATCGCAATACTGGCTAATGGTGTATAGATACCAAGGGTCGATGGCAATGCTTGGCATGTACCGCGCACAGCCAAAACGCGGATTTAGAACAATGTCGCGAAAAATCCAAGCGGGGTTATCTGTCCATGCAGTCGTAAATGTGCCATCCCAGATGCCGGTATAGGTGCGGGTGACAGGGTTGTAGTTTGTCGGAATCTGAACGCGCTTGCCGCGAACGCGAACAGATACGTCGGGAATAGTACTGAATTGCCTTGCATCAACCTTGATGCCTACCAACGCCGTGTTGGGGTAAGCAAATTTTTCATCGATGATTTCGGTGTAACTTTGCCACTGAATTTCGTTTAGAAGATAAGCGCTAGCGCTGTCATCTGTAATGCGCTCTACTTTAATGTTCCAAGGGGCAGACCCAGACAAATCAAATTCGTAAGCCCGCTGAAACTGACTGTTTGATTTACCTTTTACGGTTTGGTCGGTGACAATGACATAAGGACCACTGCTGGCCGATACGGAAATCTGGTATCGAACGCTAGTAGCTTTTATGTCGCCATTTTTTTCGTTAGTTGATTGAAGTGCTGGGTGGTTAATAATTACGCGGCATCGTTCAACATCTCCGTCAGTAATTGTCCGAGTGACTGCGCCAGTGGCTTTCGTGACGTTAAGATTGACACCAATGGTGTTTTCTGCCGCGCTAAACCCCGTCATTGGGGTCTGCGTTTCATCAGTACCAGTGCGGCTGTCAATCGTGTAACCGTTAAAGTTATAACTAAGATCTGGGTTTTGAATTGGTGTTGAATCTAAAAAAATATCTCGTGTCGCGCTATTTGGAAAACCTTCAATTTCACCTTCACTGATCGCGTAAACCGTTTTGGCAAAAGCGACAGAAAATAGATTGTTGTCCTTTTCTACAGGCTGCCGCGTTTTGGCTTGAGCGACCGTTACCTGCTGTGAGGAACGACCACCACCAGCTCCGCTGATTTCAGGCAAATTGTTGAGGTCGTCCATCACAGATAGTTTTGCAACTCAAGGCCAAACGACAGAACCGGCAACCTGCCGATGATGCGCTCACCATAAAGCACAGGCACAACCTCGGCCTGCAATGAATTGGCGTTTGATTTGTCAAACGTAAACGAATTTAACTGCTGATCTAAACTGCGCCCCGAGTCCAATCCCATTCCCACGTTTGGCATCTTTGGCGTTGGTGTTAATAGCTGCGCGACACCGCCAAAAACCAAGGATGCACCAAGCGCAGTTGTAGCGTTAATAATTCCAACTGCTGCAGAATAACTCAACGAGCCTGCCCATACTGCACCCCCAAGAACTGCTGGCAATGCAAAAACAGCAAGCGCAACCAACGCAACACCGGCAATGATTTTGCCTACTCCACCACGGCCAGCGGGGATTGGTGCTAGCACCATTCGTTTACTCATCGGCCATAGCAGCTGATCTTCATCTAACCCAACTGCGTTATCAGTCACCACACGCCAATCAATACCTTTGTTGCTACTTTCCAGTAAGTATTGGCGTAGCTCAGGAATCTGAACACACAATGCCCGCAAGGCTTCGGCTGGTGTTTTAACGGCAAGCTGGAAACGCCGACCAAAACGCCGACCAATATCACCAAGCAATCGA